TAAGGCTATTATATTCCTGACCACTCAACTCAATTGCTGGTTTTCTTTTCTTGATTCCCATACATGTCCCCGATATAAATAATGGTGGGAGGTTTTTGCCTCCCACCATTATGATTAATGTTCCTAAATGGTAGAAACTATGCTCGGTAGATGCTTACCGTGTTCGCTGCAGTAAACACTGCAATATACGATGCAGATGATGCTGCTGCAACCGAGAAGGTTGCGGCTACACCAACAAGCGTCACACCCGAAGCACCAGCAGTTACCACGATTGGGTGGGTTGCTGCTGCGGCGTTGACAACGGTGAAACGGAAACTTGAACCGACACCCTCATCTGTGAACGCTGCACCAAGTTCCGCACCAGTTGGTGTGGTCAAGGTACGGCTTGCCGTTGGGGTCATCGTGTACAGTGTGGTTGCTGCACCAGCAAGAGTTGCTGCTGCTTGTACGGTTGCTGCGTCAGTTGCTGCAACTACCGATACTAACTCTTCCTTGGCTGCCCAAGCGGCGAGTCGTGTACGGTCAATTGCACCATTGTCGTTTGATTTTAGTGGCATTTTTTTCTCCTAAATTTTAAAGTTTTTTTTTTAATAAGTTGGAAATGGGGGCTTGCGCCCCCATCGCCATAATCGGTTAACTTACGCCGTCTTGGCGGTCAACTTGCCTTGCTTCGCAGCGTTGCGACAGGTCAAGTTGCCGTAGCACATGATGAGTGCGTAACGAGCATCCAAGTCCTCAGGACGAACAAAAGCGGTCTGTTCAAACCACTTGCCTGAGTGACCAACCAAGGTCAGGTACTTGCTGTTCAAGAAGTACACAATACCAGCGGTGCAATGCTCATCGTAAACAACAGGAGCAGCCTTGAACAACAGGTTTTGGAAACCAGCATCTGCTGTTTTGGTGTCGGTGTAACGAAGTTGTGGCTGCAAAAGAGCCTCATACTTTTCAAACAAAGTCTGAGTTGTCAGAACCATGTCAGGGTGGTCGTTACCAACAGAAACGCTGTTGTAAGCGGTGGACATTTGAGCAAGAGTCAACGCTGTTGCGGTGTTCTCCTCGTATGAACGCCAGTACTCGTTACCAGTCGTTGCACGGTTGATACCGCCAACAGTTCCCGAAGCCTCAACCAAGTTGCCAAGACCGTTCCAGTCCTTGCCACTGTTGCCAGTTCCGTCTGCGAAGAACATTTGGTTGAAACCTTCACGCATGGACTCTTCAGCCTGCATGATTTTGGCTTCCAACAGGTTAATGATTTCCTGTTCACCGTTGTTCTTGGCTTCTTCAATACCGCTGATTGCGATAGAAGCAGCGTACTGCTTCCAATCGTATTCAGCAGCCGTGATGCCAGCCTGTGCTGTCAAAGCGATTGAATCGTAGCCACTGTACGAACCAACAGTTGCGTTGGTGCCGTAGATGAGTGGTTCAACAATTTTGGTTCCACCGTTAAGCATGCGCATGCGACCCTTGTCCTGAAGGAAGTAGGTCAACGGGCGTGCCGTAAAGATGTTGTCCGTGAGTTGGTCACGGTAATTTGCGAGCGTTGTTGACAACAGCGCATCAAAGTTTGCATTAGACATTATATTCTCCTAAAAGAAAGTTAGTTGGTTTATACTGCGCCCATAGAGCGTTTGGCGGCTTCCCAAGCCTCACGCACGCTAGTGATAGGTTCGTAAGTTTCGCTAGTGGTTGACGCTGTAGCGGATGAACCACCCGATACAACACTGGCTTGCCGTTTCGCTTCAACAACACCATTAACGGTCTGTTGCTGCTTTTCGGCTGCCTGTCGTTCTAACTCTGCTTTTGCCATCATTTTGTCAAACGCAATCTGCTTGTAAGTGCCTTCCAAATCTGTTGACCCAGTTCGCAAAGCGGCTGTGACAACTTCTTGGATATTAAAATCCTGATATTTTCGCTGTAGTGATTGAACTTCTCGTTCAACTTGCTGTTGACTTTGGTAGTCCTCAAACGATGCAATACGCTGGTCTAATTCTTTGATACGCTTTTCTTGCGGGTCCAGCATTTCAAAGTCATCACCATCAGCAATCATGTCAACAGCCTGTTGAGGGCTGATACCATAATGCTTGGTCAACAATTCTATTGTTGACGCAGGGTCACGCTCTAAAGCCGCTTCAAGCGCACTAGCAAACTGGAATTGCTCCCGTTGCTGAGATAGTTCTTGCGTCTTACGAGTGTAATCTGCTTGGCGTTGATAACCTGCAATTGCCTCAGATAAAGGAACCTGAAGTTCTTCACCATCTAACTTTACTGGAACTCTATGATTAGAGTATTCCTCTACACTTAGCGTTGGCGATGTATCTGTGGATTCTGAAACGCTTTCCGTAACGGGTGACCCTTGGGGTTCCACGGCTGGCGTGTTTACGACTTCATCAGTCATTATTATGTTTTCTCCTGAGTCCTAAATGGTTGCTCTATATATTAATATAGTTGTTCCCTATTGCTGGGGTTGTCCTTGCAATAGTGCAGCCAATTGTGCAGGGTCGCCGTTCAACGGCAAACCTGCACCACCCTCGGCAGGTGGCATTTGTTCAGGTCCAGCAGGGACAGGAGGTCCACCAGCAGGAGGCATGCCACCCATTTCAGGTCCAGCAGGTGCGGCTTTAGCCAAAAACTCGTCAGGGTTTTTGACACCGAAGCCCATCTGTAACACATAGGCGGCAAGTTTAGGCATGTCAATAATTCCTGCACCAGCGAACGGTGCCATAGCGTCAACCATTTGCAAAGCCATTTGTCGTCTGAAGGATTCGTTGTGTGGTTGTGTTGAACCTGCGGCTACTTCAAAGTCAAAGTCACCTTCCAAGTAGTCACGGTCAAATTGAATCCAAATGGGTTCACCATCTTTGCCGATGACACGGGCAACTTGTTCGCCAGTCATAAACTGGCGTGCCAAAGCAACCATGCGCCTTCCACATTCACTGATGGCTTGTTCAACCATAGCCAACTTGTCGGCTGTCCGTGCATTGCTGGCATCCTGTACCAACGATGATTCGGTTGCGGTACGGCGGATTTCCGTTGTACCGCCACGCTGAATTTCTGACACACCTGAAACACGGTCAATGTCTTGAATGATTGTTGCTGTTTGGTCATAGAAATCAGGTGGGTTAATAACAGCAGGGAATGAAGCCACAACACCCGACAACGCATCATCTGATATTACAGGAACCATAACATTGTCATCATCGGATTCCAAGGCGTTCCGACCCAATGTGTCAAACGCAGATTCTTTATACAGGTATTTGCGTGAATACTTTTTACGGTGATTCATCATCTGTGAACGGGTTTCGTTCAATTCTTTTTGCAACGGTTCAATGGATTCCAAATCGCCTATAGGGTAGAAATGGTCAGGGACATCATAGTTGCGCAACATAACAAACGGCTGACCAAACGAATATGGCATAGCAGTCGGTTTAACTAGGAACTGGTCTGCGGTGTCACAGAACACAGACATTGTTTTTGTGGGAATATCATAATATTCCCAAATTTCTGCGTAACCCTCATTTTTGTCGTTAATCTTCTTGCGACTAGGGTCATCAGCGTAACGGCTTACAGCCATTGTTTGAATTTGTTCACGAGCAGACTTGGAGTAACGCTTATCGTTTTTAACATCCTGCAAAGGACGGCGGATGCGTTGTGCAATCCATTTAATATCACGCATGCTTGTTGCGTCAGGGTCAACAAAAACATCCATAGGACTAACCCGTTCAGCGAACGGGCTATCTTCAAGAATGACATTAATTGGTGTTACTTCGTTACCTTCAATTGGGTCAGATGCTTCGCCTTCGGGTATTTGTTCTTCTTCAACGAAACGGTAACCAACTTTAATCCACCCGTGACCGCAGGTCAACGAGTCTTTTACTGAACGGCGGAACTCGGTACGAATGTCTTTGTAACGCCACCAATAGTTCACTACTGCTTCAGCGATAACAGCGTTTGCAGCGTTTTCGGGGTTGGTTGCGTTTACGGTAATTTTAGGGAAGTTAACAGAGATGTTTGGGGCAATGATGTTGATGGTTGAAAACGCAATGTTTACAAGCAGTCTGTCCTCGTCACGGAAGTCCTCATATTGGTGACCTTTGTACATGTCGGTCATTCTGCGCCAAGTCGCATCATAACCTTCATCTTTACGCCAACGCTTAGATGCTTCTAGGCGTTGCTTGTATGTTTTGAGATTATCTGCTGCAGACTTCTTAGCCATTATTTTGATTCCTTTTTGCCTTCATGCCAACCGATGTGTTGGTCCAATTTGCTTGCAACCTTGTCAACTTTGCCACCAATTGTGCGCAACAAAATTCTTGCCTCCGAGTGCTGGTCGGTATTCTCTTTGCGAAGTTTTTGTAACACCACAACGACTGGTCCCGAAATGAGGGCGACAATGATAGGGACCCAAATCTGTTGCATGGCATTACATCCAATTCGTTACAGGCTCAGCATTGTAGCCGTTAATGGCTGCCTGCTCCACTGTTTGTCGTTGACGCTCACGAATTGTTGGACCATGAAAATCTTCCTTGCCATAAGTAAAACCTAAATTGATGGTACGAACATGACAGGCAAAACAAATCTCACCTCTACGGGGAAGTTCATCTGAAGCGAAGTCACGGTCACATTTAATGCACTTGAACATCATAATAGTATGGAATCTGTTCCCAACAGTTAAAAAGGGACTCGTTTTCGCACATTATGCGAACCCAAATACACTTTATTCTCTCCTTGCCCACTAAATAGGTGCTGTTCCCACCACATCAGACTGTTTTTGGGTACAGAAACATCGCCACGGTATTCGGGCAACCAAACAAACTTTAACATTTGAACGGCAATAGCCAAACTGATAGTTCTGTCGTCATGGGGGCTACCAGCCATGCGACCATTGTCCTTACGGACAAAGGTCTTTAGTTCGGCAATGGTTTTCTCACA